GATTCAGAAGGTTTCTCAAGACGAGGGACTTGAAGTTGTCATTCCTTTCAGATTTCCGATCGGTTTCGAGGATGTCTCTGACAATCAGAGGCTTGGAACTTTCAGTATTTTTGTAAATTCCGCCCTAGCCACAGGCGTTGACAATCCCAACAACATTTCCATTTCAGTTTACGCTTCCATCGAGAACAGCGAGTTTAAGCTGCCTGAGCCTTTGTCAGCCCTTGCTTATACTTCGCTGAAGTTTCCAACTGTGGCCACACGACCACAAGGGTGCACCATCACCAAGGATGTGAAAGATCCGAAAGACGTTCCCACAGTGGCCACAAAGCCCCAGTCAGGAATAGCTGCCAGGAAGGCAGTCCTTTGCGACATCAATCAGAATGTCGTCGATATGCCCAAGACCATGATGTGTGCTGGAGAAGGTTTAGTCGGCCAGCCCCGACAAAGCCATTTCCAGGACGCTCCCAATGATCTGCTTCAGTTGATGAAGCGATGGTCATTCGTTGGCAGAGGAGATGTTCTGCTTCCGGCACGTGAACGCGGCCGTCTCATTTTCAACTACGACAGTCTACTGTCTGCAGCTATGATGGGATTTGACAGCATCTACGGATTGTATCGTGGAAGCATAAATGTCCGAATCTTGCTTGATGGCAATGGCTTTCAGAACATCAGAGGCAAGGCTTTCTTCCGAATGTTGGGAGACAACAATGTCGAGGCAGAAAATGCAGGAATACATCATTTCGATGACGATCACATTGGGCAATTTACCATTCCATGGCTCAAGCGACTTTTTGTCGACTACACCGACGGTGCAAAGGCATCATACGAGGCATATACAGGCAAACTGTATATCGATTTGGAAAATCCCACGACAGAAGAAGTGAAGTTCCTTTTCAACATGGAGGTCTGCGTCGGAGACGATTTTCATCTAGGCGTCTTTCTTGGAGGCAGTGACTTGAAGATCCTTGGGACATCACAAACTGTCCTACCGGATTACTGCACTGTCACTCCCATTG